CTACCGAAGTAGCGTTGTAGCCTTTAGCGTGTGCGCCTATCTCATCAACATCGCGTCCTGACTGAATAGTACCATCGCGTTTGATAACAAAATGGTAGCCAATTTTTAACCAGCCACGTTCACGATGCCATCGGTCAATATCATCGGCATCGGTATCCATGCTAGGCTTAGTAGCCGCGCAGTGAATAACAATATGTTCTGTTACATTTCTTACATTCATAATAGTTTCCTTGTGGCATCAAGCCACTCTGGTTTAGGTTTTTCGTGAAGCCAGCTAGTTGGGATGCTTCTGTCAGCATATTCAAAACCATTGCGTGTACACCACATCCCGTATGTAGTCTTAGATTTAGAACCAATCTTTGTTTTAGAATTTGAAAATACAAAACGTATTTCTATGTTGGGGTTCTGCTGTTTAATTAATTTATGTTTGCTTCGGTCAGAACTAAGAAACTGTCCTTTGGCTTCTATTATAATCCCGTTCTCTAATACAAAGTCTGGCTTATATTTGCTCTGCGGTCTGCGAAAGAATATCCACCCTTTAGGTTCGTAATGATATGGGACACCTATGCGTGTCAATTCTCTCGCAAGTTTATCTTCTAAACCGCTTCTGAAATTCCCGACCCTTTTAATATGGTTAGAAGTCTTCATCGTCATTAAAGTCCGTGTTCTCTTCTCCCTGTGACGGGGCTGAGTAACCTTCGGTTTCGTCAAAACCATATGATGAGGCATCTGCGCCTTTCCCTGTTACCAATTCAATTACCTGTACCGCTTTCATGCGGATAGAAACACCAGCACCTACGGCGGCTACATAGAAAGGTATCAAGTCAGCAGAAACACGAAGTATTGAACCACCCCAAATTGATTCAGATTTAGCGTTAGTAATCAAGCTACCAGAGGCATCAAACAAACGTGGTTGCATCTCAAGGGTGCGTCCATCTTTTGTTTTAACTTCTGCTTTCATTTTAAACTTGAAAACAACACGACCTGTCTTTTGTTGGTCATCATCTAATTCATCAAAGTAGGGAAGGTCAGCTTCTTTTACCTTCTTTCCTTCTGGAATTAAACTCTTTGCCTGTTCAAAGGCTTCATCAATCTTTTCGGTGAGAGGTGTAGCCTCGCTTGCTTCGACTGCAAGGTTCACCTTATATTCACCAGCAGGATTGAACTTGGTATCCGGCGTGTTAAGCCAAGGATAGATAGCCATACCTTTTGGGGAAGTAATGGATACGTATTCGTTTTTAGCCATGTCTATTCCTTATGGTTGTTAGTAAAAACCACTTTGGGTGGTCTACTATAGTGGGTATTATGTGGCAGTGGATAGTTATGCAAAGAAGAAACTGCTTTCTTCTACAAGGTCAATATCAAGACTACCTTTTGTTGGTAAAGGTGGTAATTCAGAGTGCCTTTCTTTAGGTAGGATGCTAAGTAAATCATCATTAAAGTTTTGCATGATGTCGTTCTGTTTATACATCTCAACAAATGCTTTACGTAAACACCACCACAAGTTTTCTGCGTCTGCGGCATGTGTACCATAACTATCATGCACCATTGAAAATGAGTGGATGTCAATCTGCTTGGCTACATCAATAGTAATCATCAAGTGGCTACTGTCGATGCTATGTACAAAGTTAGGACTAATACCATTGGCTTGACGCTTCCTGTCTATCTTGCCTGTCTCTTTATATATAGTAGGGCGAAACACTTTGCCAAGTAACTTAGTCTCAATCTGGTGCAACTTAGTGTCAAAGTATTCTTGTGTTACCGGAAAGCCAACAGGTGTGTACCATGTAATAGGTAAGCCCTCTGACGCAACAATACGTGCCGCAGTTTGTAACCATGTCATAGCGTCAGTAGCGGCGTGTACAACTTCACCAATGCTATCCCAGATTACTTTTGCCAGAAAGATACAGGCAGGGAACACCTCTTCTCCAAAGGGATGCTGGTTGCCTTTCTCTCTCTGTTCCACAACATAATCCATGATGAAATCAGAGAAAGAATACTGCCGCCCACCATAAGGCAGAACCATGCAAGGGCGTTTCGTACATCCCCTAGTCACACCAAACTCAAGCCATAAATCAGCCATAGGTGTGTCCATCTTTTCTAGCTTCTTAGTCACGGTGTCTGCTACCCTCTGGTAAATGTCTTGTGGCTCATCAGATGGTATAAGATTCACTTCTTTCCCTGTAGTTTCTGAACGTAGCATAGCGGCAAAATGTTGCAGTCCATTACAACTACCGTCAGCACATACAGGCAAACATGATTCAAAGTTTTCTGGGTCAGCTATGTAGCCAGCCCATTCTTTACAGAAAGCAAGAAATTGAAAGGGCTTGTCTGCTTCCTTTGACCACCAAAGATTATTAAGAGGTTCATTAGCACACTGTATAATTTGCTCTTGGTTTTCTAGTACCCAATCAACCCTAGCTTGCAGGGAACACTTATCATAACCAAACATATTTGCCCCATGTATGGCAAGATGACATGCACCTTCCTCAGTAATTTTTTTACCATAATCAAAAGTAAGTAGTGCTTTTGAGAAGTCAGTACCTTGCGGTGTTAGGTAGCTAGGAACAGCATAAACCCTACCGCGAAAGTCTAGCTGATAAACCATGTACAGATGTGGTTCATTTTTAAACTTGTCAGCAATCTGGATTGTCTTTCTCAGAAGCAACCTTTTAGAATCCAAGCGGTTGTTTTCTGTATGTACCACAACAGCCTCACGTTTCCATTGTGTACGGGCTACCTTGTTGTCAGCAATATCCAAAGGCTTGTTAGGAATGGGGTAGTTCTCAGACGGTGGCAATGTAGGGATTTCCATGCCTGTATCCCAGATTGCTTTAAGCGTATCCAAGATAAAGGTATTAACTTTATAGCCTGTTTCCTGCATGGCATTGATAGCACCATAAACCTTTGGCATATCGAAATGCTTTAGCTCTGACAAATAGTTTTTGTTTGATGTCTTAACCAAGGGTAACGGACGTATGTGATGTGTATGGTAGCCCCCATCAGTAGGTGATGTCCACGGTTTAGGCGGCGCAACACAGGGATAAAACTCAGGCTTCAACACTTCTTTAAAAGCATTAAGGTCTTTAATAACATCCATTGTTACCAAACTAGGCTTGAGAATACGGTGACGCTTATTCTTCTTGGTAATGTATTTCTCTTCTAGTAATCCGGTGTGCTGTAGCATCAAGTCAATAATGGCAGTGCCTACCAGAATACGCTCACGGTTTTCCCATGCTTGCCAGATAATTCCGTCACGCTTTTGTGTCTCATTTAGTTTTCTGCGCTTGTAGGAATATGATGAGCTTCTTGCTTCTAAATCTTTCATCACTACACGGTACAGGCTTGGGTTCTGTTCTTCAAAACTTCTGGTTCTGATTTCGTCTTCAATAGCACCACCAATATAGCCAGCCACAGAAACCATAGTCATGTTTGTGGTCAACTTGTTAAGGGCAACACGAAGGGATAGGACAGCAACAACTTCTGGTTCAATTAACTGTAGGTATTTTGATGCTGTCGAGTTTTTACCTGTTCTACCTTTAAGGCAGTTGTCAACATAGGAAGCTATTTCCTGCTCCAACTTTTCTAAGGTAACAGCCAGAAGGTACTGACCATAGCTGGTCTGTGATTCCTGTCCACGTTGTATCTTTTTTAATAGGTTTCTGTTGTACCTAGAGATACCTTCTTCGCGCATCTCCTGCTCAAGTTCTATCTGTCTTTGCGTGTCAGTAATGTTCATAAAATGTTCCTATATCGGTGACATCCACAGGTGCATACATTACACCAGCAGAAAGTTATAATTTGTTACAGAAACTTTAGTATTTTAGGGAAGTATCCATGTGTGCATACATGACACAATCGATTTTAAGTCTATTCCCTTAACACCATATTTCGGTGTTTTACTAAAGTTTCTGCGGTTTGGCAACAACATAATTTGTCACGTTGTCACTCGTTTGTCACAGCGTTTGTCACGCCTTTAATTGTACCACATTTTGTGGCTCAAGAACACTAACTGCCGCCTCTAAGTTTGTTGGTGCGAGGTGGGCATATCTTAGTGTAACTGATAGTGATGAATGA